GTAAAAGCAAACGAATCTTTAGCAAATTTGTTGACCATGACCGTAAAGCACACCAACCTACATGGGACTTTCGTGAAAGCAGTACACGTTATACTGAGTGGGACTTTATACAACCACAGGAAACGCAAGTGCTTGAAGTAGGGCGTGGATGTAGATTCAAATGTGCCTTCTGCAACTTTCCTCTCATTGGACAGAAGAATGTCAACGACTATCTCAAGTATCCCACACACATACGCGATGAGCTGTTGGAGAACTATGAACGCTGGGGCACCACAAAATATTTTATTGTGGATGACACATTTAACGACAGCACTGAAAAGTTAGAAATGCTGGCCAAGGTCATGAGTGACTTGCCTTTTAAAATCAAGTTCTGGTGTTATACACGTATTGACTTGTTGGCCACACATCCTGAGCAAATGATGTTGCTTAAAGAAATAGGCATTGCTGAAACGTTCTTTGGACTCGAAACGTTTAACGATAAGAGTAGCAAGACTATCGGCAAAGGCATGCCCAGCAGTCGTCGTAAGGATACACTATACAAAGCCAAAGAAGTATGGGGAGACCGTGTGTGGATGGAAGGCGGCTTTATGATTGGCTTGCCCTACGAAACACAGGCCAGTTGGCGTCAAACCGTTGACTGGTTAAAGCAAACAGACTGTCCTTTGGACATCAGCACTTGTTACCCTTTAAACATAGTCAAAAAATCAGAACGCAACAAGTGGTTCCCCACCAGCTGGTTTGACAACAACTACGAAGATTTTGGCTACTACTTTCCCCATACAGGTGTGGAAGGCATGCTGGCCTGGCAAAAGGATGATGATACTGACATTCCCTCTTTTGTGATAGCGCAAGACATAGCGGATGCTACTCTAGCGGAACTTAAACCTTACCAAAGAGAGCGTCGTGGTGATTTTTACGCAAGTAGCTTTAATCATCCTATACTGCGTGATAGAGAAGCCACTATCGATATGACACCACGAGAATATAGAAATGTTATGGATAATATCAATTTTGATGAACTTTATTATAACACGGTGCATACTGACTATTTTAATCTATTACTAATTAAGTTAAGAAATGCCAAAATTTAATGTAATAATATTTGCAGATACGCCAGTTCAAGATACCAAGACTAGAAACTATGGAGCTTATCGATTGGCATCTCATATTAGAGATAATGGGTACACTTGCCTTGTGGTTAATTTTTCTTCAGCAATTGACGGAGAAATGTACAATGAAATATTAAAAAATACAGTCGGAGAAGAAACCTATATGGTTGGGTTTTCTACTACTTTTATGCCTATGCGTATTCCTGGCGAACCATTAAGTACAGAAGTGCCCGGTAGAGATAGAAGAGAAACTGATATACTTAGATTTGATACAGAGTCTATGTATTCAAAAAGATTAATTGATGAGATTGCCGCAGGTCGCCAGGCCCCATGGTTTGACTGTATTAAAAATTTAAATTCAAAAACTAAAATTGTATTTGGTGGGTCTGGAATAGGATTTTTTACAGATTTTCAAGACGTAGATAATTTTATATACGGCTTATCAGAAACAATGGTTATTGATTACCTAGATTCAGTAACCGGTCGTTCTAAGAAAAGACTATTCAATAAAGTTCTTGATTACGATTATAAAGCACAACTTCCGGTGTGGGATTTTAGAAAAAGCAAAACATCATACACTGACTACGACTTTATTACTCCTAACGAAACGCTTTCTTTAGAGGTAGCTCGCGGATGCAGATTCAAATGTACATACTGCTCTTATCCTCTCATAGGGCAAAAAAATATAGACGATTATCTAAAATACAAAGAAGTATTAAAAGACGAATTGCTAGAAAATTATAATCGTTGGGGAATAACACAGTATTACATTATGGATGATACCTTTAATGATACTACAGAAAAATTACTAATGTTTAAAGAGGTAGTTGATTCGTTACCTTTTAAAATTAAGTTCTGGTGCTATACAAGATTAGACTTATTAGCAGTACACCCTGAACAGATTACGTTACTTAAAGAAATAGGTCTAGAACAAACTTATATGGGAGTTGAAACATTTCATCCAGGCGCAGGAAAAGCAGTTGGAAAAGCGATGAAGGCCGAAAAAACAAAAGAAGCTCTTGCTAAATGCAAAGAAGTATGGGGTAATGATGTACACATCCAAGCAGGTTTTATGGTAGGACTTCCGACCGAACCGGAAGAATCTATTGCATCTACTTGTGATTATTTGCGAGATCCAGAATGTCCTATACACGAATCTTGGGTGTTTCCGATAAACATCTTTGATGGAAAAGATACTACTGAGCACGGAAACCACTGGATATATAAGAGTGAGTTTGACAAGAATTACGATAAACACGGATATTACTTTGGAGAAATTAAAACAGCATACGATAGAGTCAGCTGGAAAAAGAAAGAAGACTGTAGCGGAATATATACATTTGAACAAGCCACCGAATTAGCCGCTTCGTACGATCGATCAGTACCTAAAAGAATATACACGGGTGATTTTTATAAATCGTCTCTCAATCATCCTATACTTTCAAATAGAGAATTAACAAAGAACATGTCACAGCAGGAATACAAAGATCTGCTAAAATCTATAGACATGACGAAATTATATTTTGACACAGTTATAGAACAATATTTTACCCCACTACTAGAAAAATTAAAGAATGACAATACCTCTAGAACAAATTAATTATTTCGGGCAACAAACTTTACTAGATAATCCTAGATTTAATGTTAGTTGGATACTAGGTAGATTTTGTAACTATAATTGCTCTTACTGTTGGCCATATGCTCGAAACGATACCCCGGACCATGAATCGTTGGACATATATAAAAACACCATAGATGAAATCAAAAGACAAGCAAGACTAAATGGTTTTACTGAGTTTCATTGGAGTTTTAGTGGCGGCGAACCTACTGCCTACAAAAATCTACTAGAGTTAATCAAATATCTAGACGAACTAGAATCTCCGTACCAATCAGTACATATGACTACCAATCTAAGTCCTAGTTTAAATTGGTGGAAACGATGGCATATATCGACAGAAATGTTACAAAGAAGGAGCATTACAGCCAGCTTTCATGCAGAGTTTGCAAAGGAAAATGAATTCAGCGATAAGTGCCTACAGCTCATGGAAGATTTAGTGCATGTCACTATTAATCAAGTTATGGTTCCTGATAAGTTTTTTGAAACCTTGGAAAGATGTAACAGATTTCGATCTAAAGGAATCAATGTAACACTTAAACCGCAGAGTAACAATACTGCTACTGCCATTGTTGACGGCTACACGCCCGAGATGATTAGAATCATGCAAGACGATTTTGAACAGCAAGAAGGGTTTCAGATTAGATTAACTGACGGAATTAACAACTACTATATTGATCAAGCTGAAAGATTCAACGCATTAGGATTCAATAGATTTAAGAACTGGAAGTGCTCTGCAGGATTCCAAGGACTAATTATCCGAGGAAATGAAGTTAAACGAGGGTATTCTTGCAAAGAAGAATCTATAGGAACATTAACAAATTTTAGTTTATTAAAAACTCCAAGTTTGTGCGTTACAGACTCTTGTGTAAGCTCTGCAGACAGTAAGATGCCCAAGCATAAATAAAGGTATACCGGGATTAATAATGCTTGAAATTCTACAACAAAAACTGCTGTCATGGACTCCAGAATTGTCCGATTCTTTCTACAACAATGTTGCTAGGGTCAATCAAGATGGCGACCGCATGTGGGAAATTGCTCCCACTGGTTTTTTTCTAATCGGTGCAGGAAAAGCAGAATATCGCGATTATAATGGAAAAACCTATTCATTAGAGTACGGCGATAGAACCGAATTATATATTAGAAAAAAACAACTCAGTGATCTCTCAGATACAAATAAAACTGTCGCTATTGAAAAACCAACATTGATAGAATTACATAGTATAATGGGATTGGTAATAACTTATGTTGAGCAATCTCGCCCATATAATAGCTACGGTATACCTTTTGAAAATTTAATAGCAGTAGAAGATAAATTAACAGCTCTTCGAGAAATATTTCCTAAGTTTTTAATGGCTTCAGAACAGCTAATCCAAGTCATTGATATAGCGGCAGGCGATCTGAAATCTCACACATATCCGCTAAGTTTAAACGGAAATCCGTTTTATGATCCAGTAACAAAAAATATTTTCTGGGCAGGACCCATGAAGTTTACATATTCGAGAGAGGAATATCTTGAAAGATTTAAACTTATGACAGAAAATATAGAAAATCTTCTAGGCGTCGAAGGATCTGGATTTAAAAATGAAATGGTCAACATAGTAAACACACAATGCTCAATACATCAATATCCTTAATTAATATTTCTATAGAAGAAAACAACGAAGTCATTTTGTCAATGAACGCTCCCTATCCTCTCTTAGGAAGCATTATGGAAGCATTTACTAAGCCTGGCAGAAAAATAAAATATAATATCGACGGAAACATAATAGTTGAGCCCGGCCATGATAATCGAAAAGATGTAGACGTATGGGACCAGTATCATATTCTTACGTCGGATCCTAAACACAGATCTAAAAGAGTTTATGGAATGGTACAAGAAGCTAAGAATTTATACAATCAATATCTGCAAGATGTTGCATCTATGAAGCTTCAACAAGATCAAATTGATGAAGCAAGTATGGTACGCCAAGAAGCTGAGCTACATCAAAGAATGATAGATATGGAAAAAGAATACTCTGAGATGGTGTTATTCCAAAAAAATCTTACAGAAGAACAAAAACAGCGTAATTTAGCAGAGCAGTTTAGACAAGACGAAAATCGTATTGCCTTAGTAAGAGCAATAACATTAGATACAACTGCATCACTAGATGCGTTACAATCAGAATTTGGTCAGAGTGTGGATATTCGATCAGCTGTTGCAAATGCAATGTCTTTAGACCCAGAAGTTTGTAGAGCAGTAGCTAGATTAGATTCAAAGTATTGGTTGGGAAGTTACGAAATAATGGCAGTCTTAAGTGAACAATGTGAAAATGATCACGTTCTAGCTTCAATTATTGCATCTAGTCTACCAGACGATAGTGTATTAAAAAATTTACTAATTAATATGGGTTGGGCTACGTAAACACTTTGACATTATAGGTGTTTTGAAATTCTAACGCATCGTTGACATCATTAACCATCGGCTTGCCTTTAATGTTTAAGCTGGTGTTTAACAACATAGGACATCCTGTCCGAGCATACCATAATTCTAAGAGTTCTCTAAACTTGCTTCCGTCTTTTGGAACAGTTTGCACACGAGAAGTCCCGTCAGCATGAACGATAGCAGGAAATAGCTCAGGAACCCTACAGCGAGCGACGACTTGCATATACCTACTATCACTCCAACCGCTAGGCATATCAAAGTAAGTGTCGCATAGCTCCTCCAAAATTGCGGGAGCAAATGGTCTAAATTGTTGTCGTTGTTTAATTGCATTTACTGTTTCCTTAATGTCTTTGCCACGGGGATCGGCTAACAAACTTCTATTGCCTAATGCACGAGGACCGAACTCTGCTCGACCTCTAGCAACACCGCATATCTGGTGTTGTTCTAAATAGGACACTATTTCATGATTAGTTACGTGACTTCCCATATCGTGCCCAAGGAAGGGAGTAAATTCTCCAGTGCGCATCCTCCAATTTGGGTTTGCGGCCAGCACCGCTCCTATAGCACTACCACTGTCCCCGGGCGCAGGCATAATCCAAATGTTGTTAAAGTACTTGCCTGCCAGGCGATTAGCTACACAGTTTAATGCGCACCCGCCCGCAATAACAAGATTAGGCGTAAGATCTACATCTTGACTGGCACACATTAATATTCTTTCAAATATCATTTCATAGATATATTGTGTAGCCGCCGCAATATCAAATATATCTTGTTCGGTAGTTAAGTCGGGCCTCCAATCTAGGCATCCTCTATGCAGATTTTGCTTGAGACGGAAGATATGTCCCCAGTCATCATTTGGCAAACTAATAAACTCAGTGAGCATTTCTTTCCATAGTCTTTTAGGATTTCCGTATGCGGCCATTCCCATAAGAATATATTCTTCTTCGTTGGGTTTTAGTCCACAGCGTTGTGTCATAGCACTATAAAATAAACCAATGCTATTGGGATAATCTAAACTATAAACTTTATGTAATTCTTCTCCTACGCCAGACCAAATGCTAAGAGACTCATATTCTCCAATTGCATCTATGACAACGATGCATGCACTATTAAACCCACTGGTATAGTAGCCGCCTGCGGCATGACTCTTGTGATGGCTTACATATTTTATTGGAGTACTAGGAAGATATTCTTTTAGATATCTTTTTATGTTGTTTTCTTTGTAGCGCCAACCTTGACCTGCCTCGAGTTGTCTAAAAGTTTTAACTAATGGCCGCTCGTACCAAACTACTTGATCTGGTGTAAGACCCTTATAATGTAAATCGTATATTAGATCTTTATCGAGGTCTGGATCGTTTTTAATTCCGCTCCATCTTTCTGTTTCAGAAGCAAATACCAGTCGTTCATTAGCAAACACAGCAACTGCCGCATTGTGACTGTTAGCTGATATCCCCCAAGTAATCATTTGTAGATAAATGGGTCGCGTTTACGCAATTCTTTAATATGTTGGCGAGTTTTATACCAGCGCCAGGGAGTCGTTAATATTCTTATAAGCCAGTTCATATTGTTCTTTTAACCATAGGTAGTTGTTAATCTTACTTATTTCTGCTTTGTTCTCAGTACCAAATTTCCGACCGGCTAAAGCACCGCAATATCCTTGTGCGCCAAACGGAACATGGGTATTCAACTGGCACCAAAAGTAAAGTCTAGATTCGCTTTCTTCATTTACCTGTCCGTCTATAGTCTTACTGGCAAGTTTAGCACATTCTCTAAATGCACTACGCCATGTACTAAATGCATCTGTATTAAATGCTGTAATGTTGCTAACTTCCTCCATAGCCTTGAATGATTTACTAATACTTGTAGTCATATCCGGCTTGGTTAGATCCATTGCTATTGTTAGCTTCTTAGGTAGTAGTTTGATACCACCGTATCCGTACTCTAGATTATTAAGCGGGTTTCGACTGCGCCACACATGCACACATTCTAAATCCCATTCGGGTACTTTATAATCAAAGTTGAAAGAATCTAGAATATGAGCATCGCCGTCGACGACCCAAAACATTTCAGTAAAGCTCTTACGGGCGGCCGCCACGTGTGCTTGATGTATTCCTTTAACATCCTTAACACGCTTTACTAAAGGAAATCGTGATTTAACCCGCTGATAGTTGTCCTCAGCGTTTGGTTCTCCGTAACTAATAAAAATTATATCATACACGATTGAGCCTGTAAAATTCGTCAAAGGTGTTAACTACATAGGCGCTTGTATCTGCATTAAGTACAGGCACACTGATAAAATCTTTTGTTTTTATTTGATACATTTGAATTAGTTCTAAGGGATCTATGCCGGCTATTCTACTAAACATTTCATTTAGTACTTCAAAATCTCGTACATTAGTAATGTCCCAATCAGTACACATAGTAAGGTAAACGCCTTGCCACGCACCGACTATTGCCCACGCACCTTGATCAGCATGTATACCCAACGTGAGCCACTGCTTTAGCCTATGTAGGTTCTCCCACCATATGACTTCCTTAGCGTTCTTGCCTTGTTCTAATCGTATGCCGCGATCTAAACACATCTTTACACCTTCACGAAATCCTGCTCGCCATGCTTGTAATGGAGTTGTGTTTATAATCGTATCTGAGTAGCTAACAGTAAGCGGATAATAACCAGCTTCCCAACAAAAGTCTACCTGGCCTTTGTCTTCCTCTGCGGCCTCGTGTGTTTTCATATTAAGCACAAAGTCTTTACGCCATGCCTTGAGACTGCCGTTGCCGTAACGCAGGCCGTTGATGTTATTGCGACCTGGCCAGTTAAATGCCTGTGCATTTGGATAATTGTCTAACTCAATTTCTAAATCCCAAAACTTAGGATTAACAATATTGTCTGCGTCCACAGTAACAAACCACTCTGTTTCGCTCAGGTTGGCCGCAGCCTTGTGGCAAGCATCACTACCTTTAACTCCGTGAACACGTTTTGCCCACGGAGCTTCATATAGCAACTTGGCATAGTTTAGTTCTGCATTTGGTTCATCATAAGAGATGAACACGCAATCTAGTTCATTGATTTTTAGTAGAGACATAAACTGAAATAGGTGTTGGCCCTGTATATGGTAATAAAATTGGTATTCCTTCTATTAAGTCGTCTACTTGTATTTCTTGACAGTCATACAAACAATAAGGATTACCCTTTTCTGTAATATGTATATTATACATTACTCCTTTAACTAATGTCAATCTTTCAATATTTTCTTGATTGGTAAGACTGTCAAAATGATCTTTATCGTAATGCAATTTTAAAACGTTGTTATCTAGCAAAGCTATTATTGCACAGTCTGCAATAAAATTTTCATAAGGTCTTAAGGATTTAACTGTTTCTAAGTCGTCATTTTTAACCAATTGACTCATGAACATGCGCTTACGTCTAAATCCTGTAATTTTTTCATTTTCAATTAGAGGATAGAACTCATATAGGTTTTTAAAATCAACAAAAAATGGTTTTATTAAATTCCAATCAACCTCTAGTATAGAACATCCGGGCTCTTCTGTATAATGTTGCCCCATTGACTTAATTTCTAATGTAGAAGAATCAAACTTTACATAATATCTTTGTACTTGTTCCATACTTTCTCCTCTAACATGTTAATCAAGCCATCGCTTATTAGATCTTTTTTGGTATAATGCAAAATATCTTGTTGATGATATGGTCCTATTTTTACATTAAAATCTTTGTTATAATAAAAGGCAATGTAGTCCGGCCAATTAACGCCATCGACGAACCCTTGACTTTTTGGTTTCATGTGAGTAAATCTAGGAAACGGCATTTTAGGATCGCTCATGTCTTCTACTATGTCTAACATTTTGGCGGCTAGGGCGCATGCTTCGTCTGTAGGAATACTTTCAAAATTGCAACCAGTTAATTGATCTTTCCATGTTTCTGGGTAGTCAGTTAACGCTCGCATGATATCCCAAAATTTAGATGTTTCCCTACTCTGTTTAAAATAGAGCCATCCCGAATAAAAATCTGGTAAATTATTATCAACAAACGCTTGCCGATAATATTTGCTGGTCATTGTCTCACCTCGGAATGTCATAGGACGAGTAGCACACCATAAATCGTGTTTCTGCATATACGGCCACCAGTGGCTCACATCATTAAGGAAAAGGAAATCGCTATCAATGAATACTGTTTCTTTATAAGGAGTATGTTCGTAAGCACGTGATCTTGCGTTCATACCTTTAGGACCTTCGTAATCAATGATGCTATCAAAAACCCAAGACAACTTTAAAGATTGTGCATTTTGTACATGGGTGGTGGCTATGCTTACATTATTATATCCGTCTGGCTGAGTCAATTTTATAGTCAACGCAGTAACATAGGCCAATCTTATATAGTTGGTTTCTTTGGTACTATTGGCTATCATAAAATAGCCTTTGTCTAAAAGTTTATCAATCATATAAATTTAAAAATGTATCTATTTTTTTCAGCAAATCTAGTTTGTTCATCATGTGAATATCTTGATTTTGCGTTTTAACTAATATGTTTTGCTCCCCAACAATCCATGTTAGATCTTTTTTAGCTATTGTTTTTTCCACGGCCTTCTTACTAACTAATGAATCTTGATCATTAAACAATATGGGACTAGGCAAGGCTATATAATATTGATCAGCGCCAAATCCTCCCATAATATGACATGCTACTGTAAATGCATAGTCGTTACGGAATCTCCTGGTATCAAAATGATAAAGCACTCCATACCATTCCCAGTTTTCGCGAATGTGTTCTACTAGATCAAAAAGAATTTTATTTTCGGGAGTTTTGTTGAATATAATATTTGTTGCCCACAGCATGCGAAGACTTGCTGGACCGAACGTGACTTTACTTCCGGGTCTATTGGGGCATAGATCTTTCATGTTTTCGCATATCATAAAATTGTAACCACTATCTAAATAATCTTTTAGACGATTACTGAATACTAAAAAATCACTGTCGATTAATAGTGTACGATCATAAGGAGTAAGATCGTAGATTTTATTTCTGTTGGTGTTTTTAAAAGCAATGGCTTCTCAGGACAGCATACGTGAGTTACCTGTGTCTTCTATTTCAGTTATAATGATTTGATCAAAAATACTGTGATCAACCCGCTTCGAAGTATCTTCATCTGTTATAAGACTAACAGGTATATTAAGATATTTCTTAACTAACCGAGCTGACAGAGCCGCTTGAGTGCCGTAGGCTATATCGCCGTCGTAGGCAAATATACAACATCCTTGGTTCATAAATCCACCAATTTTGCCGCAGATCTTTTTTGTTTGATTTCGTTATAGTCTGTTAGGTATTTGTTGGTAACTTCGAAATATGTACCAACTACCCTTGCTTGGAATTCATCTAGGTCTTCAATTTCAACTGGATATCCGTTGTCATCTAAAATAACAGCAGATCCGTATTCTTTGATAGCTGTTACAAATCCAATAAGTGTTCGATCAACAGTAAACATGCCACCATTGTAGCCTATGATAAGATCTGCGTGAGCTTTGTCTTTTAACCGCTGTCTTTCAATACCAAGAGTCTGTCGATAATCAGCATGTTCTAATGCCTTGACTAATCTTTCATCCATTTTGCGCCTTTAATTAAAATGACGGCTGTATTCCTGGGTAGCTTAGAGCGTTAGTTCTGACGCCGTCAGTGTAATTATACGCATGGCTCTGACCAACCTGTTGAATATTGAATGGATATCTAGTGGTTTGTGATAGGCTTAAATTACCATCAGAGGTGTAGTTATTAGAGCCACCTAATCCAGTATGGGCGGTAACTACTGCGGAAACGACCCAAATAGATTTCGCGGCAAGCAAATTACTACTATCCAGACCGAGCCACATTTCTATATAACTACTGGTATAATTTGGGTCGCCACCAAAACATTTCATAGACAATGCTGTTCCAGGATTGGATATTGGGTCTGGATTTACTAACATATTTCCGCCATAGACTCCGGAAGATACGTTCGAATATATAGTAGCATTATAACCGGTAACTTGCCCAGTTTGAGTAAAAGAATTTCTAGAAAGTGTAAAGGTACCAATACCACTTAACAAATCTACCCAATTTTGATTAATAGGAGCGAATGGAGGAGATGCTGTGGGAACGAATCCAAAATTCCAAGATATAGTCCCGCCCGCGTTCCAAAAACTTCTAAAGGCGGCATTATCTGCGAAATCAATCTGATAACCAAATCCATGGATCAAAGTCCATGTTATATTACCGCTATGTGCAGTCCATGAAGATGCAGTTAATTTGGTCGGAGAAACTGTAGTTCTATTTGCATAACAGTAGTCAACAGCCGCACTTAGACCTGTATAGTCTGACTGTGTAACATGATACTTTGTAGTAACTGGTACTCTAGATGGAGGTTGATATCTTGTATTGGCAATGTGTTGATAGCAAACGTCAACGTCTTGAGCAATCTGATCGTATTCAATACCGGTGATCGTGTCATTGGTATTTACGATACCGCTTATAATACCCTGATTCCACCCTAAGTCGACTATGGAACCATCAGGGGCTCCAAGCACCGTTGCAACTTTGTTGTGTAATGCGTTCCAATCGTTATGATTCACTGGAGTTGTCCCGCCCACTGACGGAGCAGATTGAACCAATAAGGTAAACGTACCAGATGCTGAAGTGTTTGTTGCGTCTGTTCCTGTAACTGTATATGTAGTGGTTTGTGAAAACGCACTAGGTGTTCCAGTAATAGCACCATTGGAGGTATTAAAACTCATCCCTGCTGGAAGACTTGGGTTTATGCTATACGTGACAGTTCCTGCACCGCCAACGAAGGTTACTGGAGTAAATGATGTCGCTTGTCCTGCTGTGATGATTTTTGATGTAACTAATACTGACGGCGTTATTATATTACCAAGCGCCGCTACTGTTTCTGCAATAGTTGAAATTGCGCTGGTTAAATTATGATTGGGATATGCAATATTGGCCGCCGCCCAATCGCCACCTTCATCTAGTTTGATATACTTAATTCTATTATTTCCTAATTCTGATTGTAGAGTGTTAATGAAATTGTCAGTGAGAATTGACGGAACTAATGTATCATTGATGTTGTTTACAAAAATAAATTTCACACCAGAATTTTTTACAGCAGTACGCCATGGTCCAGGACTTGCCAGAGATCCATACTTGTATCTAGGTGAAGCCGCTTGTAACGCTGTACTATTATTAACAGAGTTTACATAATTATTAACTATATCCTTAGCAGTCTGAGTTATGTTCGTTGGCCCAATATTTTCCAGTGTTACGTGGTCTAAATCCATAGGACCTACTACTGGGCAAATAGCAGTGATAGGACCTTGTCCGTAATCATTGATATACTTCATACCAGCATAAGCTACCAAGTGTCCGCCTGCACTTTCTCCAGAAATGATAAGTCCATAGGTGTTGGCTCTAGCTGAAATTGTATTCCATACTGAACTATAACTAGACCCAGCGTTGGCGGTCGTACAAAATCTTATGATAGTTTCAATATCATCGGCACCGGCTGGATGATAGTTGGCGGTACTACTACCACCTGTAGGAATATAATTAGTATCAGTTGTAGCTAATCGGTAGTTGCAGTTAACAACATAATAGCCTTTCTGTACCAGTTGTCTTATTTGATCTTCGTCATTGATCCAGTTGCCGCCCTGACTTATTGTAAACCCGCCAGGTCCTTTGGTACCACCTACCCATCCGCCCCCGTGAACCCAAACGATAACTCCTTTTGGAGTACCACTTAGTACTTCCCAGAAGTCACATTTTTGTATAGCATCAGATCCGTAAGATATATCACGGTTGACTTGATAGTCGGAGCCTGGAGTGATCGCTAAAGAAAACTGTGCTGTTGCTGATATGCCGCCTCCTGTAACTGTAACAGTATAAGTAGTCGACACTTGAGTTCTTACAGTTCTTCCTGTAATTTCGCCAGTCTTATTATTAATATGTAAGCCTGTATCAAAGTAAACTGGACTACCAGCACTACCTAAATTAGAAGTGCGGCCTGGCGAGATGGTCCATATTAGCTTGCTTGAATCTGTAGGAAATCCTAAAACTGATCCGTCTGTGATTCCTGCCCCAAAGATTCCGTCCCCTACTTTAAAGTTATCGACTGGCGTTGCAGATACTAAATGAAAGTAGGCTACATCAGTTCTTCCGGCTATTGCTTCAATCCAACATTGTGCAGTACCATTTAAGGAACTTAAGGGCAGAGCAGGACTGATGGTATAAACCAATTGTCCTACTCCGCCTGATCCTACTACAGGAGTAAATTTTGCCACAGTGTCTGTTTTGATAGTTGTTGAAGGCAATGCCACAGTTGCAGTAGGCGCAGGCGGCCAATATGCATACAAGGTCCTATTTGGAGCACCTTGTAGTTTGCCGGTATCGTATAATGGATTTACTACATTATACCCGCCGTCCTGCATGGTTCCCTCTTTACCGTGGTCGATTAAGTACTGTTGTGCATCTGCCTGAGTAGTTGTTGGGAATAACTCTAACAAACATGCTAACAGTCCTGTGACCTGCGGGCTTGCCATTGATGTTCCGTTAATCTTAACCTGATAGTAATTGCTATTCCTAGTGTCAGCAACAGCGCCGCTGTAGGTGGTATTGTTAAACACTGAACTTGTAATATAAGATCCAGGAGACCATACGTCAATTCTAGGACCTGTTTCAGAATATCCTGATTTGATATCAATGTAGGAAGAACTTAGAGCACCAACTACTATGCCATTTCCTGTTGTGGTAAATGTTCCTCTGTTATAGTAATCTGTTGCACCTAAGGCTGTAACTGAATTATTATAATCTGGATCTGTTGTAGATTGATCATCTCTTGCTATCTTTGTAGAATAATTACCAGCGGCACTGACTACTATCATTCCTGCACTAATGCAATCTTGTAACTGTGCTTCATATGCAGGGTATCTAACAAGTATTCTAACTTGGGTATTGGTATAAGTTGGAAATCCAAAACCATTTAGAGTAGCTATGCTGAACCCGCCGCTAGGTGCTGTATAGGTTGTTCCCCTATAGACCACTTGCGTGATATCAGCTATATTCATAATTCTTTGAGTTACCCAACTGTTATTAATGATGGTAGGATTTCTAGTGCCAGTTGCAGGATTAACTGCCTTGTTCTGATGCCAGTATTTTAGATAGTAAAAAAAGTATCCGCTAATCCATTGATTGGTAGAACTACCAAACCCTCCTGCATTACTATCATTGCCGTATGGGTATATGTTATATATATTAGCACCACGGGCCCAGCCCTGTGTATTACCGCATGCAATTCCAGTAACGTGAGAGCCGTGCATGTTATTGGTTTCTAATGCCGAACTTGCTCCCTGTGATTGCCTATAAGGAGTATAGATATAGTTTCCGTTAGTTGTTCCAAACATGGCGTTACTAAGACTCAACCAGTTGAATTGGTTATAGCGACTCCCACCGCTACCGTCTGGATTTACTGCAAATTCTGGATGGGCTGGGTCAGCATGTCCGTCTACAATCACTACATCAACATTGGCTCCGCTGTATGGAACATTTATAGATGCTGATACATCATATAGTTGTTGTGGACTATCACTTCCCCATTGAAATCTTTGTACACCTTCGGAGACTCTTAGTTTGCCCCAGTTTAGATCATCCTGTGCAGTTACATATCCTCTACTCCATAAATTAGAAGTTTGTGTATAAGACCCAGCTGGCACCGCTTCAATACCAAGATCCTTCATTGTTCTAGTAATTTCCCAAACTCTAGGATCTTGTTTCAACAACTCAGCTTCTGCTTCTGTCATCATGTAATGCGTACAACGACTGCCAACAGGATTTAGGACAGATTCGATGGCCCTATCAGGAACACATTCACTACCACCAGAGTTTATAATCTCTTGGTGCAAAGACTCGTGGTCTTCAATGTTATGTATAATTACAATGTATTCATTTAATTCAGTCATGTTATTCCTTAGGTCAAGAAGCCGTTGCTGGAAGTGGCCGCACCAGCCGCCCATGTATATGGATATTTTTGAGTTATAGTTAATGCAACGTTACCATCAATTCCATCGGGGCCTCCAGCAGTTCCCACGTGGGTATCGATTAGAGATATCTTCAAATTCATTGTTGTGGCTCCATTACCAGCTTGGGCATCTAACCATACTTCAGTTTGATAATAATTATTGGTATAATTTAAATCCTGATCATATACCTTTGTAAATATTGACGGCACGGTTGAAAAGCCGCCTATACCGTTAGTATTATAAACAGTTCCTGCCCAAGTAGCACCTACTTGACCCGAGGCTGTTGCTGTAATATAGATAAATCCCGAATTGGCCAAGAGATTCGTCCAGCCTTGATTCTGTGGTGTTGATGAACCTGCATATCTAGATGTGTTCCAATAAATTTGTCCACCAGCATTCCAAAAAGCGTTAAACTGGGTAGCATTTGCCCAAGACCATGTATACGTGGCTCCCAATGAAGCTGTCCATGTGTATGCCTGGGTGTCACTGAATATGTTAGATGTAGTCAGTTGTGAGGCAGCGGCCGTGGTTTTATTTGTGCTAATGTAACTTTGGGCGGCAGCGACGTTGGTTAAATCAGCTTGGGTTATTTGTGTTCCTGCATTTCTAATAGGTAATGAAGAATTTGATCCCGTAATATGTGTATAACAAAAATTAATATCGTCTTTAAGAACGTTATAGTGAGTATGATTAATCTGCTGTGTGCTGTTAACCTGCGCACTTGTTACACTAGATGCTTTGTTCCATCCGTAAGCAGTTCCGCTCGGAGCTCCCATAATATTAGCTATAGAAGATTGAATAGGATTCCAATCTGATGCGTATATTTTTCCCATATTATTTCCTTACGATATACTGTTAGTAACGTTAGATGCAGTGGGGGATTTGTTAAACGCATAATAGGTGTTAACGGTCCATGTAAAATCTGCATCAATGAAATCTGAATTTTTTGCCTTAGGTGGAGAAGTATGAGGATCTGTCATTGTTGCTGTTATTGTAAATCCCTTGCAGTTAAATGCATCAGCACCACCGTATGGTGTTATTGTTATTTTATACAAGTTACCTGTATAGTTTGCGTCTGTGGCTAAGATTTTAAAAGCGGTACCTGCATTGGCACCTTGTTGGCCGTTTTGCAAGATATTATATAGCCCGCCATTTGGAAAACTGCCGTTACGTGTTTGATTTTCTTGTGTTGCCGCTACATTTCCAAGAACTATCACTCCCGTAGATTGCAACAGCTGGCTCCAAGAATTTGTTTGAAGGGTGCCGCTGCCTCCTTGGAAACCTGCACCAATAGTTATAAAACCACCTAAATTACCCCAACCACGGAATTCAGCATTACTGCCCCAATCTAGTGTTACGGTGTGTATCCTATATGCCGACCATGTAGTTCCGTCGCTGTATGAATCTGAATTTATTTGAGATAAATTTGCAAGACCAACTGTGTTACGATTGGCGTATGCAGTATCTGTTTTTGAAGATAGCGGTGTAAGGTCTCCTGTTTTGATTAGTTGACCTTGACTAAATGTAGTTAGACCAGAATCTAATGTAGTTTGATGAGTAAAAATAGTGTTTAGGTCGCCGATCATCAAGTTGGCATCTTGGCCGTAGACTCTTTTACCGGGCTGAACTTGTATGCTACTTACAGTAAGATTATAACCAAGATCCAATACAGACGGACTAGGTGGCCCTAATATTGCCCCTATCTTTGATTGAATATTGTTGTAACTAAGTGCTACTACTTTGCTGGTTGCCATATATTTTTAAACCCTAAAACTTTCTCCGCATCCGCAACGATCTCTTTCATTTGGATTATTAAATTCAAATCCTTCATTTAGTCCGTTGCGTACCCAATCCATTGTTAATCCTTTTAAGTAAGGTTCATCCTTTGCACTAACCAACACTACAAAATCTTGGTATGCATAATTTGTGACTCCTACTTCAGATCTGTATTCGTCTACGTATTCCAGTACATAAGCCAATCCACTGCATCCGGTGGTTTTAACACCTATCCTAATACCAACCCCCTTACCACGTTTGGCCAGGTTTTGTGATACTTTTTTGACTGCGTCAGATGTTAAAATGATCATTATATGCTACAATAAATACCTATAACATATTTAGTAGAATAAGAGGCAAGCGAAAAAAATGTCAAAACACGTTCCTAAAGCACTTTATACCAGAAGTGAAATTCCAATTGCAGACGAAATTATGGCCAATCAACAGGGGTTGCTTGACGATTTTATGGCAGGATTTGCCAGCCTAGAAGATGCTCGCGATGCACATTGTCAACCTGTAATGGAAGAAGAGTATACTGGTGTAAGCAATGATTATGAAAAATCAAAAAACAAGTATCTAGTATCAAGAGATCCTACGACTAAAAAGTGGAGTCCCAATCCAAAAGGTTGGATGGTTAAACAGTTTAGATTTGACGACGGACACGGAAATAGAATGTATGCCCATAGCGAGGAAGATTACAAAAAATTTCCAACAGCTACAAACATGTTAAAAAAATACAACGATATATGCCCTATAATGAATTATAGTTTAATTGGGCCTTATACAATTTTACAAAGACATACTGGCCCAGAAAACAGAGATGGAAAATTTATTAGAGTACATATACCGTTAATAATTCCCAAAGGCGATATCTTTTTAGAAGTCTACGGAAATGAAGTTGAATGGACTGATTTGTTTGCGTTTAACAACCAACTACAGCATAGTGCCCATAACTACAGTTCAGAATGGAGATTGGTATTTTTGTTTGATTTAGATGCAAGGGCAATTGGTGCTGTTCCAGGGGATCCCTATGATCCGGAGCTTGAAGCAAATACTCCTCCTTTTGTTAGAGGATGGCGGTATGATCTCTGATCAATTTAGAACACAGGGGTTTGAAGTCATTCCAAATTTTTTATCTGACGAAGAGGTACAGTTAGCATTGACCGAGTATAAAAAAAGCAGTCCTACAGCTAATAAAAACTATGAATTACCACCTTGTACACCAACATTGATTAAAAAAATTAAATCTAAAATAGAGGCGGTGGCAAAAGATATTGAAGGTATTGATCTTTGGATTAATGGGTTTTTTGTAAACACAGAAATTATTAACTGGTCATGGCATCAAGATCATGAACCCTATTACATGTTGCAACAAACACGTAATTACATCAACATGTATATTCCATTAGTTAAGGCAGCTTCTAACTTATCTGGACTTTGTGTTGTTCCATTAGACAAGTTAGATTTATCTGAAATAGGCGCATCGAGATACGAGCCCGATGAAACAGGTACAACAGTTTATAATGATACTACCGGAGACGTATTTAAAGTTTCTGTAAATATTGAGGATATCAAAGAAACTCCTCAATTACATGTTGGGGATCTATTATTACTTAGAGGTGGAGTAATTCATAGAACACAAGATAATCTAACCAATCGGATAGCGATAAGTATAAGATGTACTGATAGTTCTAAGCCTATATCTAAACATGTGATGCTATCGGGCTGTGAACTGAAACAGAAAATGATAAAATCTAATCAGTATGTATACGATAAGATGATCTCTAAATTTGGGGATAAAGAAATTATCTCGGCGGGTGAATTATTTGAAGGAGTCGGCGAATGGCTTACAGTGACAAAGTAATAGATCATTATGAAAATCCTCGCAATGTTGGTAGTTTTCCAAAAGAAGACACTGATGTAGGTACAGGTATGGTTGGTGCGCCTGCCTGCGGTGATGTAATGAAACTACAAATAAAGGTAGACGAAGATGGTATTATTAGAGATGCTCGTTTCAAGACATATGGATGCGGTTCAGCAATCGCCAGTTCGTCGTTGGTTACAGAGTGGGTTAAGGGTATGCATATTGATGATGCTTCTAACCTTAAAAACTCCCAAATCGCCGAAGAATTAGCGTTGCCTCCGGTGAAGATACATTGTTCAATCCTAGCAGAAGATGCTATCAAAGCCGCGATAGCAGACTATAAAGAAAAACATAAATGAAAATAGCGGTAATAGGGGCAGGATCAGCTGGAGTGATCTCGGCCGCACAGTTATGTGCCAATGTGCCTAACGGATTTGAAATTGTAAACATATACGACCCCAACACAAAGATACTAGGCATCGGTGAAAGCACTAACAGCGGATTGATCACAGTCTTAGAACAAGCCTGTGGGTTCAGCTTCATGGACGACCTAGATGCTATGGACAGCACTCTAAAGTTTGGCAATAAGTTTATAGACTGGAGATCAGACGATTGGTTCAATCCCTTGCTTGACGGCGGCGTTGCTATACACATCAATAATTTTAAACTAAAAGACTTTGTATTTCCCCGTCTTACAGAACGCTTTCCTTTAAAGTTTAAAACCATGGAAGGCCTAGTAGACGATATTGTCAGCACAGGTAACGGAGCAGATGTTATTGTAAACGGTGTTGCCCATCATTTTGATCATGTTGTAGATACCCGTGGCTTTCCCGAGGACTACTCCGGATATCATATTGTAACCAGTCTTCCGTTGAATCACGGCATCATTCATACAGAATATAAACCTGGTGACTGGCAATACACAGAACATCGTGCTACTGCAAATGGATGGATGTTTGGCATTCCTTTGAAGCATCGCAGAACCTACGGCTACCTATTCAATGACGCAGTTACGCCTGTGGAGCAAGCCTATGAAGACATTTGTCGTATATTCAACGTAGATGTTGATAATGTTGGCCGTCTTGAAGGTCAAATAGAATACGAATTCAAAAGCTACTATTCTAAGAAAGTCTACGAAGGTAGCATACTTAAGAATGGCAATCGTGCTATCTTCTTTGAGCCCATCAGTGCCAGCAGTATCTATTTTTATGTCTACACCAATTACATATTCATAGAACATCTCAAAGGCAACATAACACAAGCAGAATTGAACGAGCGATTTGTAGACTACGCACAACAGCTAGAAGATATG